TTCAGGTCTATATTACTCAGCATCATAAGAGGCTATCATGAATCTAAATTTAGCTGGAATCGCTCAAGGGATGCAAGCTGCTAAAGCTGATGCCATAAAACAGCAACAAGCCGATTATCAAAATTGGCAAATTGAGCAAGCTAAGCAACAACAAGCGCGTCAACTGCAAGCTCAACAAAATTACGGAAGCGTACTTAACTCAGCTTATGGTATGCCCCCTCCTGTGGCTGGCGGTCAAGGGCAAGGTCCTCAACCTCCTGCACCTGGCCAAACCTCAGTACCAATGGCTCCTCCACAATCACCCAACGGTGGTATGGGCGGTATGCAAGGCGCTATGCCTCCAATGGCGCAAGGTATTATGCCAGGCGAGTCAGGCGGTATGCCAACCCGTCCACCACAAATGGGTGGCGGTTTACCTCCATATCAAACAGTACAAAGTTTAGCGCAAGGTCAACCTCCTCAAGCTGGCGGTATGCAAATGATGCAACCTCCTGCACCACCAGCAACGAATGACATTGGTACTAAGCCTTTGACTGTGGCCAGCGTGGTTCAATTACTTAAAGCTCAAAATGTACCTCAAGACCAATGGTATGACACCATGGCTGAGATGAAGCCATTGTTTGACGAGCAAAATAAACAAGAGTTACTAAGCCTTAAGACAGAAATGGATGCCACTAGAATGGCTAACGATGTGTATAAAGCGGTACTCAGCGGTCAAAACATTGAAAGCTTAATTGCATCTCGCGGTAAAGCTGCTGAAGGTAAATGGGTCACTAAAAATGTACAACGTGGCAATATGATGGTGCCTGTGCAATTCAATTCTGTGACTGGCGAGGAACGTGAGATCCCAGGCGAAACGGGTGGTGGTAAATGGAACCCTAACGCACCTACAGCGCAATTGACTAATGTACCTTTGACTGCTGCTGGTCAAAAAGCTAAATCTCAACTTGCTAATTCAGGTCAAAACGTTAGTCGCATCGACAATAAGACATTTAATGACATGGGCGCTGATGCTGAAGCCACTGGTACGTCAGTGTTAGACACAAAAGCTGGATTTAAAGCTACTACATCGGCACTCACACAAAACGAGAAAGATTTGGCTGCGATCAAGCCTTATAAAAATATGCTTGATACCAATATTGACATTGCTAAAGGTTTGAGCAAAAAAGTTGTATTGGCTAACAGTGCGTATGCTAACAAGACACTTAATTGGATTAAACAAAATGCTGGGGATAACCCTGACACAGCCGAATTTTTGGCTCAAATGCGATTTGTTGAGACTGAAGCTGCCCGTGTGCTTAATAACCCACGGTTATCAGGTCAGTTGACAGACTCAGCTCGTAAAGAGATGGAATCGGTGGTTTCAGGTAACTTGCCAATCAACTCACTTGATCGCGTACTTGCTCGTATTAAAGCTGACGGCGATAACCGTGTTAAAGCACTTGAAGCTGAAAATAAAACTTTACGTAAATCTAATACTAAACCTGCCGCGGCTTCAGTAAGTGCTGATGATGAAGCATTAATCAATAAATATAAATAGGTGTCACATGGCTGCTACTTACGAAGATGCAATGACCGCGTTACGCAATGCTGATAAGGCAGGTGATGTGGCTTCCGCTAAAAAGTTAGCGGCAATTGCAAGTAAGCTCAAACCTCAAGCTGAAGAAGCGCCTACGGTTAGCCCTGAGCAACGTTTGCACGACTTTGACCCTAATGCGGAATTTAATGCTAAACCACAGGTTGCTGCGCCATCGGTAGATAATCGCTCAATGGCTAAGAAATACATCATCGACCCAGTAATTGGTGTGGTCGAAGCTCCTATTGCTTTAGCGACTGGTATTCCTGCTGGATTGAAATACGCAAGTGAATACGAAAAAGGTCGTAGAGTTGGTGATCCATTAGCCGCTAAAAAGGCTGAAGAAGCCGCATCTAAACTTCAATACATGCCTCGTACACCTGAAGGTCGCTATTTGGCTGGTGGTGAGTTTTTACCACAAGGTGTTAAAGACGTCGCAGGTCGAGTATTGCCAGCTTTAGGTCCAGCCGAGGCAGGAATGATTGGCAATGTACCACTTGGCCAAGCGGCTAATCGTGTCGGTGTAGCAGTTGTAAATGCGCCAAGCAATCTAGCCCGTCGTGCAATCCGAGGCGCTGATACCAATGTACCAGGTATGCAAGCTCGTATTCAAACTATGCGCGATGTAAACGCACCTATCAGTGTGGGCGAAGCTGCGGCTACCCCTCAAGCTAAATTTATTGAAAGTGGTGCCGCTAAGATACCTGGAGGTGCTGGAGTCATCAATAAACTAGCTGAACGTCAACAAGCGGCTATTGCTGCTAAAGCTGAAAAAGTTGCCGATAGCTTAGCAACTAATGTTGATCCAACTATCGCTGGTGCAGCAATTGAAAAAGGAATTAGTGGCCCTGAAGGTAGCTTCATGTCACGCTTCCGTCAATCACAGAAGGCGCTATATGATAAATATGACGCATTACTACCTAGCACTGCTCAGGATAGTGTGGCTAATACTAAAGCTGTGCTGGCTGACCTTAACTCAACACTAAAAGATACTCCTGAGTTGGCTAAGCTATTCCAAAACTCAAAAATTAAGCAATTTGAAGCTGCGCTTAATACCGAGCTTGGTGGCACACCACCATCACCTAGTCCAGTGTTGGGACCTTCAGGACAACCGTACATGATCCCTGGCGTACCGCCTAAAACAACTATCCCTCGTGGAACTTTAAAAGCATTACGTACAGAAGTCGGCGACAAGCTAAATGACCCTAAACTAACGTCTGATGTGTCTACCGCTACGTGGAAACGACTCTACGGTGCGTTGTCTGAGGACATGAAAGCGACTGCCGAAGCAACGGGTGATCCTGCCGTATTGAAAGCATTTAACCGTGCTAACAACTTTACTCGCGCTGGCCATGACCGCATCGAGACTGTTCTAAATAAGGTTGTGGGTACCAATAAGCCTAGCGAAGAAATCTATCAAGCTGCGACTAATCCTACCAAGATGAAGCAAGGCGCTACCACAATCAACACCGTTCTCAAGTCATTGACACCAGCAGAGCGTGACATTGTGAAATCCACCTTTATTGATCGTATGGGTCGTCCTAAACCTGATGCTGACTTCTCTACTGAGACGTTCATCAAGAACTGGGAAAACATGGACCCTAAAGCTAAGCGAGCCATGTTCTCAGGTCAAGACGGTAAATTGCGTACCGATATGGACACTATCGCTAAAGCTTCAGCCATGGCAAATGAGTCAATCACAAAGACTGGCTGGACACCTGTTCAATATGCAGTCGCAGGTAGTGCGGCCTTGATGGAGCAAGCTTTGCTCGGTAATTTCGCAACAGCAAGCACATTAATCGGTGCAATGACTGGTGCTAGGGCTACTGCTAAATTGATGACAAATCCTAAGTTTGTGGATTGGTTGGCACAAAGTGTAAAACCCGCAACAATGGCTGCTGGTAAAACTGCACCTTCACAAATCCCGCAATTGATGGCAAACTTAAGCCGCGATATGCAGGGTGAGCCTGATGACGTGCAAGCAGAAGTGCAACAATATATGCAAACTGTAATGCAATCACAGCAACGTCCTCCTCAACAACAAGTACCAAGATAGAGCTAAGACCATGAGTAAACGACTACTAATTATTGATAACGCTTCCAACTGTTTAGACATGGCCCTCCGCGCTAAGAACGCTGGATGGCAAGTTAAATGGTTCGATAAAGCCCGTCCTGATGGTACACCACGCCTAGCTGGTACTGGCATGATTGAAAAAATTAATGACTGGAACGAAATCCCTAAGAAGTGGATGGACTGGGCTGACCTAATCTATCTACCTGATAACGTTTACTACTTGCAATTCATGGAACCTTATCGCCTTAAAGGATACCCAATCCTAGCCCCTTCTGTGGAAGCCGCTGCGCTTGAGCTTGATCGTGATGCTGGGCAAAAGGCGATGAAAGAGGTCGGTATCAATATTATGGAATCTAAAGCTTTCCACGATTATGATGCAGCCATCGCTTTCGTTAAGAAAAACCCACAATTCCTTGTGTCTAAACCTTCAGGTGATGCCAATAAAGCATTGTCTTATGTGGCTTCTGACCCTGCTGACTTGGTGTACATGCTTAACCGCTGGAAAGGCAACGAAGCCTTACGTAAAGCTGCTAAAGCTGAAGGCTTCATCTTGCAAGAGCGCAAGTACGGTATTGAGATGGCCGTGGGCGGTTGGTTCGGACCAGGCGGGTGGTCACAATGGTTCTATGAGAATTGGGAATACAAAAAACTCATGGCTGACGACTTAGGCGTGAACACTGGTGAGATGGGTACTTTATCTCGCATGGTGAAACGCAGTAAGCTTGCTGAGCAAGTATTGCTACCAATGACCCCTATCTTAGAGCGACTAGGTTACGTGGGCTACATCGACAACAACTGCATTATTGATGCTGATGGCCCTTGGCCAATGGAATTTACAATGCGTGACGGTTGGCCATCAAAACACAATGTGACTGCTCATATTAAAAACGCTGACCCTATCCAATGGCAACTAGATTTGCTCAATGGTGAAGATACAATCGAAGCAATTAATGGTGAAGTCTGTGTCAGTGTGGTTATCGCGCTACCTGACTTCCCGTACTCGAAAATCACAAATAAAGAGCTTTGCGGTATTCCTATCCGCGGTGCCGATGATGAAGAACGTATCCATCTATCAGAGGTAATGCTCGGTACATCGCCACGTATGGTTGGTGACAAAGTGGTGGACTTACCTGGCCTAGTTACCTGTGGTGACTATACGATGGTGGTCACTGGTACTGGTGAGACAATCACTGGTGCTCGCCGCAATGCTTACAGTGCGGTTAAAAAGGTCAAGATACCTAATAGTCCATTCTACCGTCCTGACATCGGGGCTGGTCGTATGAAACGTCAACTGCCTGAGCTTCATCGCATGGGCTATGCTAAGGGCTTGGAGTTTTAACCATGACCCGTAGTGCTCTAATGGATGGATTAGTCACCGAGCAAACCATTCGTGACGCGCTCACGTTTGGCAAAGGTGACTTATTCCTAGCAGCCGCGTATCTCAATTGCACTGCTCGCGAGGTGGATAGTTATATCCGCGCCTCAGAGGAAATGCAAGGTTTTGTGGCCGCCATTGCTAAGGTCAAACTTGACCCCGAATATGCCAAAATGAGCCGAGAGCAGTTTGAGGACCAGCTTGAGCTGCTGACGCGAGACTATAAACTCGACGCACTTAACGTCATCCACGACATGGCCATGATGGGCTTTGACAGTGCTGCTATGGCCGAGGTCAAACTCAAAGCCGCTATTGCACTTAAGGGTTCGGGGAATGACACTGTTCGTAACGATGGGCAAAGCTCTATTCTCGCTGAGCTGAATCAGATTTATCAAACAACCGCGCCAAGAATAAAGAGTGTGCGTGTTTCTCAGATCGAATTTGAGCAAGGTGAGCAAGTTGTTCATGTGGAATCGGGTATATAGGTGCGTTGTCCACAAGGTTACGCATCTTAAACCACTGAGCACGATTAGCGACTGTAATAGCATCATCGACGTGCCGTTCTCTCGCACGATACCCAGCCTCTAGTACGTAGATAGACGGCAACTTTCTAATAGATCCCTCGCGGTACAATTGTGTCAGTATATTCATCTTATTAAAGTATTCACCTGGTAATCGCATAAACGGGATCATACGGTAGCCGTTGTAAACGTCAGGCAACGCTTCAATCTCGCGGTACATTTCCATTAAGTAAGGGTTATCAGGTTCGGCCATCGGCGCAATCACATCGTAGCGAAGGAACTTACTCCTGAAGCCGTATTCTCGGAATAATTTATTGACTTGAGGTAGCTTAGCCCCAGTCACTTCCATGATGTCTCCAGCTTCAAATACGCAAGCGCCGTCAGGGTCAAATCCTGAGTAGTGTAACGCTGCTTTGTGGATGTCACACAACTCACGCTGCACAAAGCCCTCAACTGCCAATAGCATCGTCAAGTTTAAATAGGACGTAGGATAGCGTTGCTCAATCAACTCCTCGTGCAGTGCCCAAGTAGGCGGGCGGTAGATCACAATCTCACGCTTAACCTTTTTGACTAGCTCAGCATACCGTGCGTAGATATGTGGGGACTCCACAAAGAACATAGCGTCACATTCAGGCAAAAGATTGACCCGCCTCGCTGGTGAGTAATAAAGCAACCCTCGTTGCTGAACCCAACTTTGTAGCTGAAGTTTAGCCATCGGTTGAGAAGCTTTACATACCGCACCACGAATGTCTTTAAGGTCATTGCCTCTAAGTCTAATCGGCCTAGGGTTCTCATAATTAAGATACAACACACATCGGTCATTACGCTCAACCATTGTGCGGATACCCGCCTCCATATTGTCAGTTTGATAGACTTGTGCCATTTAATTTAACATCATTCCTCTAGTGTCAGCCATTGCCAACTTAGCATTAGCAATAATTCGTTCAAGCTCATTAATCTCATAGCCACCGCCTGGCAACTCTAAAATAATACGGCCATCTTCCATCGCAACGATAGCGATAGGCACTTCCTTAGGTTGGTCCATAATAATTCTTTTCCTTTGCTTTGGCTAAAACAGCACGGGCAAATTTAATATCGTATTCATCTGCAACACCATCATGCGTTAATTCTTGTATCTCATCATCCGTTAATGCAGTCCACTTCGATGGACTTGTTTTATCTTGATGAGGGTGGGTGTTATCAAACTCTCTGATTTTATCCAAATCATTCCAAAAGAATTGTGTATGCGCTTTTGCTTCTTTAACCATATCATGGTCAAGATATTTGCAAACATCTCTAGCATTATCTAATGCACTTTTCATCCAAGCCACAGGTTCTTGCGTTGGTTGTGCGGTATTATTTGCACGAATAACTTGTTGTGCCCTAGTTAAAGGCTCTTGCGCTGGTTGTTCTAATGCTTCTTCACAAGCATTGATTGCGCCTTTCACCCATGCAGTTTCATATACTCTGTCGTTGTTTAAACAATTTAAAACTTTTAATGCTTTGTGTATTGCTTCGTCTTTATCCATGGTTTTTATCCTTTAATGTTTGTTCAATAGCACGAGCAAATGATTTAATTTGATTATGTTGTGTACGAGCATATTCATGTAATTTATCTATCTCATCATCCGTTAATGCAGTCCACTTCGATGGACTTGTTTTATCTTGATGAGGGTGGGTGTAGAGTTCTTCCGTAACTAAGTCATTACATGCTAAAACATCTAATCTTGTTGTAAATTGCCATTGCAAATCATTTTCAAATTTATACCTCCAAGCCACAGGTTCTTGCACTGGTTGTTCTAATGCTTCTTTGCAAGCGTTTAACAATTCTTCAGGATAATAAAAATCCCCACCTTCAAACCAATTAATCACCATCTTTAATGCTTCGTCTTTATCCATCATACCCCCACGTCAGCTAAAATGTCCTTGGCTTCAGCAATGTACCAAGGGTAATCAATGTCACTAGGTAGTGACTCAGGTAACTCCATCAAAGGCCTAGCCCCGTCGCTGCGAGCAACCTTGTTACCATTATTTTTGTACGAAATGAAACGAGTCTCGCCAGCAGCATAATACCAGCGTACCGCCTTACCCA